CGTCACGTTGTATGGCTTTCCAACGTTCAGGTGATGCGTACATCACAGGAACTTTTACATTTTCACCGTTATCTTCAACAGAAGGCTTTATAACTTTTTCAAAATAATGTAATATTGCACTATCCATATCCATTAAGGTTACAGATGGGTTTTTTATATCATTTTCTGTTCTTGCTAATAAAGTTCCTCTGTTAATGACTCTCTTTTTTCGTGGTAAGGGTTTATTTGTAGCCATTAAATACTCCGTACTCTTTCGATATTAAGGTTAGATATTCTTACTAAGAATGCATTACATACAACTGAATGATTGTAATCAGTTTGTCCACCGACTAATTGATTTTCACTTGTTGAAGATATTTCCCAATACCCACTATTCCAATCAATTACATCACCAATATCTATAACATAACTTATGTCTACTAAAGATTTTCGTATAAAAGAAAACAACGCAGTTTGTTGTAAATCAGGTCCAAACTCATCTGTAGTAGTAGTTTGGTCATCTGCTGTTACTAAGGCACTAACTTGTACACCATCTTTGTATACTTTACCATCTGATGATTCTCCGTACATATTCACTTCTGTATCGTATACAGACACTTTATAAATTACTACCGGTTGATAAATAATACCGTCTTTGTTAGAGTTTAAATCACCTACGAGTTCTCTATTAAACTTATCAAACGTGTCTATATCTTTTTGGGGATAAAAACGACTTGCCATTATACTATCCTATATAAATTGGGTAAGGAACTTTACTTAATTTCTCTTGTAGAAATTCTGCTTCATCTTTATCTGCTTCTAACATAGCTCTTCTACTTGTCTGTTCTAACATTTCTCTAAGTTGAGTTACTAATCCTTCTTTTTCTGCGGCTGCTTCACTTCTTAATGTATCACCATCAAGAGTTGTTTCTGCATTTGGAATAGGAATAGCTCCATATTTAGAACGAATCATACCTAACAATTCTTTAGTTAATGCTAAACCATATTTTCTAATCCATTGTTTTCCAACATCATTTATAAACTGATATTGCATATTATCATATGGTACATTTGAAAAATCAGATACAACATTCGCACTACCACTATATTCAGTAATTAATGGATTGTCTCTTTCTGAAGTAACTACGTAATCAAACCATAGAGTTGCATTAGCGTCTGGGTTTGGAAATACTCTTAACTTATTATTTACAAGAGTAAAACTATAAGCTGATTTTCTTACAGAATCATTCAGTTCAATAGCTTGTACTCTTAACAAATCTTCAAATATCGGCATCATTGTGAATGAAACTGCTGGTGAATAGTTTCCAAATCCAAATCCTTCTATCATATTTTGAGTACCATACCCTGTTGTAGCATATGGGTCAAAAAATCTTTGCATTGCTGGTGTACCTTCGTAGTAAACACGTTTTACTTCGATAGCTTCACTATGAGATACATCGGCAAACATTGTATTTAAATTGTACTCTTGACTACCACTTGTAACTTCAATTGAACCTTTTTTCCAATCTACATCTCCACCTACTCCAACTTCTGTTCCATATTGTTTTGATAAGAAGGCAGTTCTACCTAATGTCGGTGTAACTCTTTTGTGAGTAACACTTGAACCAGTAGGTTGACCTGTTAAATGTAATAAGTTGTCTTTTATATTAAATTGGTTGACTTGAGCAGAATATTCAGATATTGCCTCTTCAAAACAGGCATAAAATTGTTTATCTTGTAATTCGACTGACATTATTGGATAGCCAAGTCTTCTACCTGCCCACGTTGCAAATTTATCAGCTGAAGAAGTAAATTCGTTATCGGAATCATAAAATCCCCAAGGTGTATCTCCTGATGAGAATGAACTACTTCCTGGCCATATTGGTTCTTGAGCCATTTTTTTCTCCTAATTTACGTACTTTTATTCATTAATAAATATAAAGAACTGGAAGAAACAAAAAAAGGGAGACCGAAATCTCCCTTTTTTTATAGATGTACCTTAAGTACAGTCAGTTATTCGTGTTAAACGTAATTAACGTCAGCAACAATAACTTTACCGTAGAACTCAGGACGCACGATTTTCTTAGCATATCGTGTCATCACACCTTTACGTGGTGTAAAGTTCTTAGGGTCGTACACAAGAGGTGTCATTATTAACGGTACATAAGGAGCATATACAGCACCAGTTTCAAGGAAGTTACTTCCTCTGAAACCTATGAGAATTACATTCTCAAACTGATATGGGTTCTTATATACTGTGAAACGGTTATTTAACATACCCGCTTTTTGTACACCCATTGCATAGCTGTTCTTAGTCGCGTCACCATCTGATGCTGTTGCGTATCCAGGAATAGATTCAAGGATTGTAGCAACTTCTGGTGAAACAACTATCCAGTTAGCACCACCACGAAGTGTTTTCTGATGGATTGCATTACTAACAGATTGTATTTTGTTTCCAAGTGTTTGGAACCAATCGCCTTTTGTATAAGCATTAGAGTCACCACTTGACTGTACAAAGTTTGTATTAGCTAAATTATATTCATAGCCAACTCTTGCACTCCAACGTTCTGTTTTAGCTGATGCGTTAAGACGAAGCATATCAAGGATTTCTAAGTCGATTTCCATTGATACATACTCACTAAGTAGTGAAGTAAGTTCTGCTTCTGCGTCAACTGAATGATAAGCGTTTAAGTCTTGAGCTAACTCAGGAGTCCAAACAGCTTTCAATTTACGTGTTTTAGCAACGATTGGAATTGAACGCATCTGAATATCAATCTCAGGGATACCTGCGTCGGTTTCTGGATTATTTGAAATACCAGAAGCTTCGAAGTCTCCGCGAGTTGTATCAGTTGGTTGTTTATGATATCGAACTGACGCCGATGTTACAGCTGCACTCTCTTTAACGATAAATCGTATATGAGTTCCACCTGCATCACCTGGTGCTACTTCGTTTCCAGCTACACCATCAAGCATCTTAGTATATGCTGGATAGTAAGCTGTAACTGCTGTTGAACCAGTTGGTTCAAATGCTCGTATACCTTCTTTATCAGGGTTAGTCATTGTACTAATTGGTATATCCCAGTTTTTAAGTGTTCCAGCTGAGACAGATGCTGATAGTGAAGGTTCAAAATCAACATTAGCCATAGTAGCTGAACTTGTTACGGCAGCAAGTGCTTGTACACCTGTTGTCACGTCATTAACTGAGTATCCGAATGCACCTGCTCCATAAAGACCCGCTGTTGGGTCACTATCTGAACCAGATGTTACACCGAATACCTGCTCACCAGCACCGAAGCCGGCTTGAGCTGTTCCGTATTTGAAATCAAGATAGAAAATCAGACCGGAAGGAAGATTCATAGGTTGAACAGAAACGAATTCCTGTGCTGCTAATTCACCAAAGATTTTTCTAACCAATGGTAATGCAACACCAGACCATTCTTCAGAATTAGACGATGTACCTGTAGAACTAGCTTCGTCAATTAATTGACGTGCTTGGTTCTCAAGTAGAGCGGCCATTCCTGAAACTTTCTGTTCTGTTTCGAGACCTTCCAACAATCCTGTTGGTTCCCATTTCTTGACCAATCCACGGGTTTCTTCCATGCGTTGACGGTAAGGATTAAATCCGTCCATCAACTTCTCGATTGTTCCAAGATTTTTAGACATTATATTTCTCCAATATAAATGTTGTGAAATTAAAGAATACCGGCTAACTTCTTAAAGCGGTCTCTCAATTCTGAACCTTCAGCAATTACTTCCTGTTTTTCAGATTTTGTAGAGGCTACTGCTTTTGAAGCTGAACCTTTATGTTCTTTGATTTCTGTTTTAGTTGTTTTCGTTCCAAAAGATTCTGCTAAAGTGGAATAAACCAATTTAACTTCACGTAAGTTATGTGCTCTATCAAAGTTTTCCACAACTTTCATTTTCTGGTCATTGGTTAACCCATATGAACGGAAAAGTTTGTTTGTGAATAGTAACTTTGCGTTAAGCAAGTTAACTTCGTTCAACTTAGAACGTAGATATTTAACGACATTGCGATGCTCGTCAAGGTCTGATTGTAGTTTAGCGACTTCTTCGACTTCTGCTTCTTCATCTTCTTCTTCAGAAAGAGCTTTAATGACTTCTTCAAGGTCGATTTCTTCTTCGACTTCTTCTTTGTCATCTTCTTCTTCTTCTTTTATTTCAGATTCTTTAGCTTCTTCGACTTCTTCAGTAGATTCTTCAACTTCTTCTTTTGATTCTTCAACTTCTTCTTTTGATTCTTCTACTTCAGCTTCTTCTTCATCATCACCTTCTTCTTCTTCAAGTTCACGTAGAACAGCTTCAAGGTCAAGGTCATCAGATTCTTCATCTTCTTCCTCTTCCATGTTCTCTTCTTCGTCTTCTTCAGCTTCTTCTTCAGAAACAACTGGTGCATATTTAACACCATTGATTTCGATTACGCCTTCTTCTTCCATCTCTTCTTCACCTGCTTCTTCTTCGTCTTCTTCCATATCCATTTCAGGTTCTTCAGAATGGTCATCAGTTGGGTCTTCGTCATCATCCATCATATCGCCGTAGCCTTCTTCAGGAGCTTCTTCTTCTTCGTCTTCGTCTTCAGCTTCATCAACTTCAATCTCTGATTGAATTTTCTTTGATAGCATAGACTGTAGACGTGGAGTAAAAGCTTCTTCTAATGCTATTTTAGCATTTTCAAGAGCTGTTTCACGAACTGCTTTTGCATCTGCAATGGCTTCTTTTAATAAGTCATCCATTACTTTTCTCCTATGATTAAATAAATAATCATTAGTTGGAATTAATATAGTTATTGGGAACTATAATGTGAT